CATACTCTCTGCGCAAGTACTCGCCTTTCGCGACGCCATTGGCGCGATCCTGTAGGCGCTTGTAATTTTCCTCCGTCGGTAGTACCCATTGCGATTTTGAAAACCAGTGTCTGGGCATATGTTGGCTGCCAGTTGCCGCTCCGGCATCCTTTACGGTAAGCCCAGCCCTCTTCCATTCGTCCGCAAGGTATGCGCGCAGGGGCTCAAAAACAAACCCGCGCAGCTCATCGCACTTAGCCTGATAGCCTGATTCACCAAGTGCGATGCTGTCGGCTCCGTAGTGCTCAAACATCAAAATTCGTTCCGTAGTTGACACGGGCGCGCGCAGCGATTCTTTTTTGAATTTTTCCCCCGTAGAAAACGGCTTTTGCCATACCACATGGGCGAGAGGGTTTAGTTTTTCTGAGATCATCGCCTCGATTCGCCCCGCCAGCGAAGGCCATGCGAACCACCAGAGAGTGGCGTTTGGCTTCATGGCTTTATCAACAACCGCCAGCCATTGGCGTGCATCCTTTAACATTGAGGCTCGGTTTGTCCATATGTGGTCAAAATCGCCTTTTACCCTACCATAAGGCGGATCTGCAATCACTGCATCAAACCGCCCCAGCGTGGGCAGGATTTCAGTGCAGTCGCCAAGGTACAGGGTGGCGTTCCCGATTTGCTCTATTCTGCTCATGGTGTATTTTCTCCTATCCTTTTCACTTCGCTCAAAATATCGGCCCGGCTGTGGGGTGATTTAACCCGCCGGATCACCTCTAGTACCCCACTTTGCGCCCCCTTGCCTCCTGGACGCGCCCTGATTACGGCTCTGGCACAGCAACCGAGGCACTTAAAATCCCCAACAGGGTTGTAGGCTGTTGCGGCCTTTTCGCATTCCGGGCAGGTCATGGCGCAATCAATAGCAGGGCTTCTTTTTCAGCCAGAGAACCAGCCCGGTGGATTTGCAACAGCGGCTTTTCTTCTCCGCACTGAATTACGCGCACAGCGGCATCCTTGTCGCCAATCAGTACGGGTGGAGCAACGCTCTTGCCGTTCTTGCGATTTGATGCGCCCGCTAGGCCAATGAGCACCGGAGGATACTCTGGATTTTCGCTTCGCATTTTGAATCCGCGATAACGCGCTTCGAACTCTTTTGCGATGAACTTAATTTCGTCGCTCGTATTTTGCCCCAACATCATCCAGCCACCCATATCGTATAGCACGCGGTGAATCAGAGGATCGTCGAACGCCACATCTTCCCACGGCCCAACATTACGAATTGCCTTATCAACCTTCGACCATGCGACGAGGGCGGAATCTTTGGTAGTCCCTCCCAACATTTTAACGATGTCGGCAGGCTTGGGCATAAACTGCCCGGAATCAGGGTTTACTGCGTGCCGTCCAACCGCCTCGTTTACGGCTCTTAAGTCGTACTGGCGCATTGCCGACCACCATACGGACAGTGCAAAATCGCTGACATCATGCCGGTAAAACGCGTAAACGTCGGAAATAAGCGCACGGAATGCTTCGTATTCAGTTGGTTTCATGTTGTCCTCTCAGTTCTGGCGGAATCCAATTTTTAGCAATCTTCCGGTTAGACTCTTCAAGCATTTGCTGTTTGTTTTTGTGCTGTGATCCGTTAATGTCTCCGTTGTTGTTGCGCAGCCAGTCCGCGTCAAACGATGCCCAGCCACGGCGAACGCTGATTTTCAATGCGGAATCCAAAGTCAGGCGCGCTTTTTCTGCTTCGCGCTCAATTCCCGTCAGGCCAGTTTCGGTAAGCGGAAGGCGTTTTGCTTTTCTGACTTGCAGCCAGTCTCGCGCGGTCTGTGGCTCAACCCCCTTTGCTTCCAGAACGGATTCCCAATCTACAGACTTGCGCGCTTGCCGCGCTTTTGGCGCTTGCGCCGTATCGGTATCGGTATCGGTATCGGTATCGGTAACGGTAACGGTAACGGGAGAATTTGCTTGCACGGCGGGGGCATCTGCAAACATTTGCAAACATTTGTCGGAATCTGCTTTAATTCCGTCAAAATCATCCGGCGGGCCTGGGAATTTGCTTTCTTTTGCGCGTGGGTCGTTTCGCCATTTCCGCATTTGCAGGTATTCTCCTGTTGGAGTTTTGTACAGCACAATCAGGCCGTGAGACTGCAATCCAAACAGCATGTCGCCGACTTGCGACAGCGTGTAATCCTTGAGAGGGAGGCATGTGCCGCGAACGATGGCCGGGCGTGCGTCAAAGCGCCCAAAGTCATCCACGGAGACAAGCAGGCGGTAATATAGAGCCTCCTGCTCTGGGGTGCATTTGTCGAGGGTTGCTGAATCCCGTATTCCGGGCAAAAGGATGCGCTGGGGCATGTACAATCTCCTTTAGTGCTGGTCGCCAGTTGGTGTACCGGCGCGGGCGACTAGGTAAGTCTAAAAACGGTCAGACGACCAGCCTAAAGGAGACTGAGACGGAACAACCGCACTATTTAAGCTCCCCACCACAGGGAGGCCGGATGATCTCCGACAGGATGATTTTACTACAAACTGGCGGAGCGGGTGAGATTTGAACTCGCGGACGGTGTAATCCGTCGTCCGTTTTCACGACAGGTGCCTTAAACCACTCGGCCACCGCTCCAAATTAGTCCCCGTCTTTCCGGGGGGTCAGCGGCAAACTCACTGTGCCCGCATGCACGCATGACTTTTCTTGGGATATGTTGGCTGTCATCGCCTCACCAACATCGCCACTACAGCTACCCGGCACCGTTGGCGTACCGGACTGCGATACAGGCTACCCGCTGTATCTTAGGGGCTATGTGCCGGATGCGATCCCGGCTTGAACGACCGCGCAGGTACCGAGCCTGCCTCCATTTGAAAATGGCCTAGGTGTGACACCATGTAAGCCGCCGAACAACTTGCCTAGACAAGCCCACATGTCGCCCATGCGTATATTGTTGATGCAGGCAGGAGTTGAACCTGCGACCTTACGCAAATCGTCACACCATCATGCTGCCTCGTGACGCATAGGCGTTGCTCTTCCGTTGAGCTACTGCACCAACAGCCCGAATACTACGCGCTAATGCTTTGCGCGTCAAGCAATTTGAGTGTATTTATTTTTACGTGGTTTTGCTTATTTAGCTTTGCACGCAAACAAAAGCAGTTATAATTCAAACCGTCGAAACACAGCAAAGGAATTTGAAAATGAGAGCCAACCCAACGCGTGCCCAAATCGAACACGAAGCCATGAAAATGGCTGCGCGCGAAGTCCTGACCGGGTTCTGCGAAGAACTGCCAGAAGCAGAAATTGCAGAAACAGAACTGGATAATATCATCCAGCGATTCCAGGTCGGGGACAATTTCCCGCTGCAAATGGCAATCCATCGCGCCATTGATTTGCGCATTCGCCGCCGAGCTGCAGAAATGGAAGGCGCTGCACAAGATGCGATTTTTTCGGCTCGGCACGATTTGTAGGGGCCGCCATGTACGATAATCAGGTAGCCATACGCCTTACCCTGAGCGACTTTTGCAAAAAGCGCAACGAGTCCGTTAATCGGCTGACTGAGTTTTTTAATCTGCAAGACGCAATCGAGAGCGACCTAAAAACTTTTTACGCATACGGGATGCCAAAAAGTGCGCAAACTCACGGAAACCTCCCGCAAGCCATTAAAGAGATTGACCGTATGTTTTGGCAGCAAGCCATGGCCCACACAGGCCTGACCTAATCGAGAAGGCCAATAAGCTGATCGCCGAATGGTACGGCGCGGAACTTGGTAAGCGATAGCCAAAAAATGCCCGGCTTTTTGGGCCGGGCTAACAGCGCGAACGCTGAGGAGGAGATGAAACAAGGCTTAATTCTGCGCCTCTTTTATTTCCCCGTCAACCACACCATCCGCAACAATCCCCAGCGCCTCGGCCATGTCGTAGCTGATTACCGCTACCCGTGGCGATGGCTTTGCAAATCCCTTCACCACCCACCCTTCTGCGCATGCACTTTGAACACACACCGCCACATGCGTGCCTACAGGGTAAGCGTCAGTCTGCACCGCTGCAAAGTGCTTGCCTTCGTTGCTCATGTAGCTGATTTGCCCGGTGCTGGCCATGGCAGGAAGCGGCGCTAATAGCAAAAATAGCAAGGCGCGGTTCATTGCCGCTCCCCCTTGCCCTGAAAGCTGCGCGCCATTTCGCGCAGGGCGTCCCATGCCATTGCCACCAGCACCAGCGTGGCAAAAATCTTGATTGCGTCCATCATTTTCTCCTTTTTATTGAATTAGATTGCGTGTTATCACCATTTTACTTGACGCGCAAGCAAAAACATATAAAATGACCTTCTTCATAACTGGAAAAGGATTAGCCATGCAACGAAAAATTTACGCGCCAATTTTGCCGAAAGCCCCGGAGGGATGGGGCCTTTTGTCGGAATCGGCCATCAACAATCACTCCAACATCGCATATTACCGGATGAATGGGGGGATTATGCGCGAGGACGGCTCGTGTGCGCTGGCGTATGCACACGGTCGGTATTATGTCGCGCCAGACGCGCGGCTCGTGACTCTTACAGAGCGTCGCAAGCTGCAGACGCCCCCGGAAAAATCAGCTCCTGGCCGGAGCGCCGGGAAGCCTGTGCCAGCCGGATGGCTGTCTACCTCACAGCTGGCGAAAAAGCTAAAAGTATCAAGGCAGTGGGCCGGGCATGTGGCTCGTGGCGGCCTGGTTGTTACCGTGCAAGATGATGGCTCATACATGGCCGCATCGCACTATTTTGACGGCTACATGTACCATCACCCGATGGCCGTGGTCATGGGGCGCGGTGAAGGTTGTGTGCCGCTTGCGCCGGTGTCCCCGCTGGGGATCTAATTTTTAAACAAAGGAATCAACCATGTCTGTTAACAAAGTCATTCTGGTCGGCAACTTAGGCAAAGACCCGGAAATCCGCCACCTGCGCAGCGGCGAAACCGTCGCCAGCACAGACCTCGCCACCACGGACAAGTGGAAAGACAAATCGGGCCAAGTGCAAGAACGCACAGAATGGCACAACCTCAGCTTCTTTGGTCGCCAGGCAGAAGTCGTCGGGCAATACCTGAAAAAAGGCTCGCAAATCTACGTCGAGGGCAGCATCCGCACGGAAAAATGGCAGGACAAGGAAGGCAAGGATCGCTACACCACTAAAATTGTGGTCAACACGATGCAAATGCTGGGAAGCCGTCAAGGTGGCAGCGGCAATAATTACCAAGGCGGTGCCGAGCAATTCGCCCAGCGCCCCAGCGACCCCACCCAGCGCCCATCCGCCGCGCCCAACCGTCCCGCAGCACCGCCAGCAGCAAAAAATAGCTTCGACGATTTTGACGACGATCTTCCGTTCTAAAAAAATCCCGGTTCGCCGGGTTTTATTTTGCCTTTTCGCTTTACACGCAAAGCTTTTTGCAGTAATGTTCTGGTCATGGCGATTTGCCTGATATAACTAGGAAATGATGATGAGCAAGTTCAGAAAAGCGCAGCGCAAAAAGGCCAAGCTGCGTCTGGAAATTACTGGCCCGTCTGGCTCTGGCAAGACATACAGCGCGCTGCTGATTGCCAAGGGGCTGGGGGGGCGTATCGCGGTTGTTGATACCGAGCACGGCAGCGCGTCGTTGTATGCGCATCTGGTTGATTTTGATGTGCTGGAATTGTCTCCGCCGTACACCCCCGAAGCCTACCAGGAGGCCATCCGCGAGGCTGAACGCGCTGGATACGACACGCTGATAATTGATAGCATCACCCACGAATGGAGCGGCAAAGGCGGCTGCTTGGAGATCGTGGACGATCTTGCGCGCGCAAAATACAAGGGGAACTCGTGGAGCGCGTGGAACGACGTCACCCCTCGCCATCGTGATTTTGTGGATGCAATCTTGCAAAGCCGTATGCACGTTATCGCCACAGCCAGAAGCAAAACAGAAACGGCACAGACGGATGATGCCGGGCGGAAGAAGGTCGTAAAGCTGGGGATGAAGCAAGAGCAGCGCGACGGAACCGAATACGAATTCACCGTGGTCTTCGACCTGGTGCATGATGGGCATTTTGCTATTGCAACCAAAGACCGTACAGGGCTTTTTTCGTCTGGCAATCCAAGCCCGATTGATACCGCAACAGGCGAAAATCTGCGCGAGTGGCTGGAATATGGCGACGAGGTGAAAAAGCCTGAAAAAATCAGCGAAGCGCAAGTCAGGGAACTGCGCGCGCTGATTAAGAAGCACGGAGGAGGCGAATCTGCATGGCTGGCATATTGGCAAGTTTCCGGCGTAAGCGAAATTGGCACAGGCCGGTTTGACGGTCTGCGCGAAGAACTGAATGCCGCAATCGGCGAGGCTTACGCAAAGGATTTCGCCAGCTCCGCCAGAACTGAACAACTTGAAGACCACCCTGACGCGAAGGACAGCATGAAATGAGCACACTACACCAACTAACCGGGGAGCTGCTGGCGCTATACCAGCAGCTTGAATCCGACGGAATGGACGACGAAACGATCCGCGACACGCTGGAAGGAATGAGCTGGGAATTCGACGCAAAGGTTTTGAACATCGCCGCAATAATCCTGGAGCTTGAAGCCCAAGCGGCAGCAATAAAGGCGGAAGAGGAGCGCCTAGCGGAACGTCGCAAGGCCAAGGAGTCGAAGGCGGAGAATATGGCTGAATGGCTGCTTAAATCGCTGGAAGCTGCACACGTCGGGCATAAAATCGAAAACGCCCTTTACTCGGTATCGGCTCGACAAAACCCTGTCCGCGTGCTTGTTTTGGATGCGGACGCAATCCCTGCGCAGTACATGGTGCAGAACCCGCCCCCTCCACCGTCGCTGAACAAAAAGGCGGTGCAGGATGCAATCAAGTCTGGCGAGGCTGTACCCGGTTGCGAATTGATCCGAACAAGCCGACTAGTTATCAAATAGCCTTTTCTTCAACACGCCCGGTTCGCCGGGCTTTTTTTATTGTTGCAGGGTGAAAAATGCACTGGTAAAATTCACCCTCATTTACCAAAAGGAGGCAATGATATGGGGGCAAGACAAAGCCAAGAAGCGAAAGCCGCGCAGGCGTTGATTGAAGATGGCGTGCCAGTTTACAAGGCGTGCGAGCGCACTGGGATCAACCACACCACTATTTACAAGTCGGAATGGTGGAAACAGCGCAAGGCGCGCGAGGCCGCGCAAATCAAAGAGGAGGATCAAAAATGACTATGCGCCCAATTTTCACAGCCGTCCCGGCAATTCGTGGCCGTGTATTGCTCAAACTTCTGGGGGCCGCACTGCTTATTTGTGCCGCCGCGACTGCGCCATTGGCCGACCAAGTGCTGCTTGTGCTGGCCATTGGCCTCGCCCTCATCAGCCTGGCCTTTTTGGTCGCTGGCAGCGCTGGCATGTTCGCGCTGTGCGCCGCCGGGGCCGCCGTCGCCTCTTTAATCGGAGCCTGAAATGAACACTCTACACACCAACTCGTTGAAGCTGGGGATGATCCTCTCGGCATCACTAACCCTGCTGCTGCTGTACCTGTTTTCGGCGTTTGTATACGCCACGACCGCCGACGACCCTCTACGGTGGCTTTTTGTCGCCGTATCGGTCTTGATGTCAGTTGTTTTGTCGTTGGCAATTTTGCTTGTGCAGTCTCATCGCTACATTTACAACCGACGCATGCCGTTTAGCGTTTTGTTTTTGTCGGCGTTTGTGATTTTTGCGGATGGCTGGGTGATTTCAGCCCGCCAAGACATCCGAGCCGACGCTCGATTTGCAGAGCAGGCCGAGGTTAAAGCCCTGTCCTCCCCCGTCGCTGGATCAACGCCTGCACCCATCACCCAGAACGCTGGGCGCATTGCCAGCAAAGAAGCGCGCCTCGCCAAACTGCGTGCGGCCTGCGACGGGCATCATCCCATCGCCTGCTCAGCAAACGGCGGACGAACCGCCATCCCTGCCCTGCAAGCTGAGGTGCTAAGCCTGCGCGAATCTGACCGACTAGCCAGTGAGCAACAACTAGCCACCATGCGCACAGAGGCCAAAATCAAGGGGGATCGCCTAGACAAACTCAAGGAAGACAGCCACCACCTCTACGCGCGCGCAATTGCCAAATACACCGGGATCAGCGCGACAATTGTCATGGCATTTCTGACCCTGACGACGACCATCGTTCTCAACTTCGCCAGCTATAAATTCTCGGAAATGTTGCGCGAGGCTTACGCGCTAAAAGGGCTGGCCCCGCAAAACCAAGCCGCAAGCATTGAAAACATTAATACTCAAGCACAGCCAAAACCACCCGCACAGCCATCCGAAAACGGACTGAAAAAATGGCTTCCAGCCATTGGCAGCCGCGACGAAAATCACGGCACGGTGCAGCACGGCGCGGCACCCGTCACGGCAGCTCTACGAACCTCTACGGAACCTCTAGCTAGAGGTCAGGAGGTGGATAAAAAAGGTTTTGTAGAGGTGTATGAAAAGGTTTCCGTAGAGGTTGCGCCAGCGCCAAAAATGAAAGAAATTGAGGTGTTGGAAGGCATGGGTTTTACCGCCAAAACGGTTAAGAAAATGGTGCCGGATGACGGCGCGCAAAGCACAAAAAAGGCCGATTTATACCCTGAGTTTATTAAAGGGCTTAATACTTACAAGCGCAGTTTGACCGACCCAACTGTGACCGGGCTGAAGATCAAGCCCTCTCTTGTCGGCAAGGCCAGCAAGGACGGCGCGCTGTGCATCACCGCATGGCTCGGCAGCTACTGCAAGGCTGGGCGGTGGAAATCCATACAGCAACTAACCATGCAGGGCCGGGCGATGCAGGAGCAGGCCGAGGCCGATGGCTACCTGCTGGCAAATCCAGATGCAGGCCCAGGGCGGCCTGATTATTTTGTAGCGTAGAGGGCGAAATGAACGACCAAAAACAAACAACCATCACCGGGTATGTGTTTGACCGGCGAGACGCCGAATTAGGGGGGGAAGCAATTGTGTACATAAACCGTGAAATGGCTGACATGGCGGCGGAAAATTGCTTCTACGGCACCGACTTCTACCACGAAATGGTGCTTCCAATCCCGCCCAACTGGGACGCGATGACGCGCGTCAACCGTACACGATACCTTCGAGTAGAGGCGCTGAAGCAACTGGAGCGCACCACAACCGCATAGCAATCAGGCAAGCAACAAAAAACAAAGCCCGTTAATTCGGGCTTTTTGCTTATTTTGCTTTACATGCAATCAGTTTTGAGCGATAATGCTTGCACGTTAACCAACAACAAAGGAGATTCAAATGAAAAATTACTATGTGATTGCAGCCGCTTGCATGGCCGCAACATCGTGCGCATCCTTCGGGATGATGCTCGGGGATTTTTTGGTTTTTGCGTCAAACGGAAGCAAGAAAGCAAAGGCGGAAATGGTGGAAAGGCTTCAAAACCACCCAAATATCGGTTTCTTTTTGAAAGAATCGGATTTGGACAGGCTCGTTAGTCACCTAGCCCTAGACACGCACGCATGGGCTGATGAGCATCTTTCCGACCTTGGTAGCTGTATAGCAGCGGTCAAGCTGAATACAAATCCATCTTCAAAATTCTGTGAGGAATTCCCAAAAACACGGGAGGAATACTCCCGGAATTTGGAGCGAGCGAAATTCGCTTTGCAAGTTTCAGGGATAGAATTTGACGAAAAAATCCGGGGCGAAGCGATTGAGTTTCTTAGCATCGCTAGAGACTCTTTCGATGCGTCGAAAGAGGGAATTGCTAAAAAAGCAAAGAGCGCCGCCGCAGCCGCAGAGGCAAACCGGTACTTATCCGGGGAGGATTTGTCTAGCTGGCTGGGTTAGCGGATGACCAATGTAGGAGCAGAAGCCCAGGCAAAAAACAAAGCCCGTTAATTCGGGCTTTTTGCTTATTTTGCTTTACATGCAATCAGTTTTGAGCGATAATGCTTGCACGTTAACCAAACAACAACCAGACGCCAGAAGGAGGCTTAAAATGGGCAATATTGCAATTATTCCGACGTGCTTGGTGCGGAGAGCCATAAGATGGAAGGCATCTGTGGTCGTTCGCAAAATGGCCGATGACGAAGCAAGCCATACTCATATTGGCGGTCGAAAACTTGCGCAATACGCATGGGTTAGCGCATCTTATTATCGCTATGCCTCTGCTTATATCAGCGTAACCGGCGAGGTGATTGTCCCGGGCTGATATTAGTCCAACGACAAAGGAGACTTAAATGCAATACCAATACATGTTAGAGCAAGATGGCAACGGGTGGGCAGTGGTCAAGCTGCTAAACGGCTTCCCCGCCCAAGGTAGCGGTCGCATTGCCCACTTCAAAACGCGCGAAGAAGCGCGGGCGTTCATTTTGAGCCGAAAGTAAGCCATGGGCACGATCATCCCCAACGCCGCCGAACAGGCGCAAATCGAGCGCACCATCCATGATGTGGCGCAGAAGGGGGCGGTGCGCTACGAATGCCACTTGCTCAAATCTGGCGCGGAAGTGTGCGAAGAGGTTGAAGTGGCAGGCTTGGATTGGGTAGCCCCGGTTGTTGTGGTTACTGGCCTGCTGATTGTAATTTTCTCGCCAGCCGTTTCAGCACCCCTGAACGGCCAGCCGGAAGAGAAAAAGGGGGCGCTTGCGACACTTTCGGACATTCTTTTGTTGCTGGCGGGACTGGCGATGACTCCGGTAGTAAAAGTGTGGCACGAGCTTCAACAGCACGCCCCCGTGGTGGCATTTCTGGTGATGCTGTCCACTCCCGCTCTGCTGCTGTGGCTGGGCAGTCTGGCGCTGAAATAAAGCCGCTTAAGGGTGTCGAACAAATTAGGCAAGGCGCACGCACCATTGTTGAATTTACCAAGGCCGGAAAACCTAAACGCCTGGTGCAGCGGTGCGAAAAGTGCGACGATTTTGATAAGCCGATTGATTTTTGCAGCTTTGGTGGGTTCCACGTGGCCGCCCTCAGATAACAACCTGCGACGAATGGAGGAAAAAATGAAAGCAACGAAACGACAGGTGGCACTGGCCCAATTAGACAATGCGCCTTGTGCGTAAATAGAGGGAAAACGGAATCAGGAAGAGCAACATGCTCCGCGATAAACATCTACCAAGATGTTCCACATGTATGTACTGACTTCAGGGCCAAAAAATTTAACGAACGGAAGCACCACAACAAGGAAAAGACGAAATGCTGATCATCATCCTGAGCATATTACTGGCGGTCGGAGCGCTGGCGCTGTTACGCGAGATCATTGCAGACCAGCGCGTTGAACGCCTGGAGAAACAGCGCGCAGAGCGCGATGTGCTGGATTTTAACAAGGCGATGCGACCATATAGCGGAGTAAAACAGAAATGACCAAATTTGACACAACCAAGACCAGAAAACAGCGCATGCTCGAATTGGAGCTGAGGGGGCGGACAGCTCGGCAGATTGCCGAAACAATTGCAAAAGAGGGGTACGCCCCGACAACGGCGGACAGTGTGCGACACATTTTGCATCGGATGCCAGAGTATAAGGAGTTCCGGGCGAAGCAACTGCTTACCACAAAGCAGCACCCACAGCCCGAAGCCAAGCCAACGATGACGAAGGCTTTGTATGAGGCTCGAAACGCCAAGATTATCGAGTACGCCCGTGTCAATTTTTTTGCTTCATCCGCAAAAATTGCCAAAGCGCTTGATGTCTCAATTGGTGCCGTCGAAAAGGTTTTGGCGAAATCGCTTGTGTCTGGTGAGGTGAGAAAAAAACGCAAGGCCGCCAAACCTCTTGTGCTGGCCTACTATGCCAAGGGGGCGACCCCAGAATCCATCTCAGAAGAGCACAGTTATCCGATTGATTTTGTGCGACACATCTGCGCCACGCAAGACCGCCGGAAGGCTGCTGGCCGCCTGCGCGTCCGCTCCCGCCGGAAGGCACCGAAAAAGGCGGCAACAGAACTACCAGTTGCGCGCAAGGCAAAAAAGCGCGCAGAGCTACCACCGTCGCCGCGAATCCTGCCGGAAAAAATGACCAAGGCCGCCGATTTTGGGAAGTACTGGACGAAAGAGCGGCGGGACATGTACCGGGATGGCACGCTGGTCGCCCACCATGCCGCCGTCAGACTTGACTGGCTTATGAGCCTGCGTCGTGTGGAGGTGGTGCGCCGGTATGGGGTGCGACGAAAATGCCGAAAAGCGTACTTTCAGCATGGTTAAACGCAGCCACGTGCTAACCACACAGCCACCATCTGCAACGGGTAATGCAAAAACCGCCGGAAGTCGTCGGAAAAGGCGTTGCCCTTTTTCTTGTTGCACTCGGCGCACAGGATTTGCAGGTTCCAACCCGCGAGCGAAAAGGCTGGGTAATACCTGCGGGGGAGGATGTGATCGGCGCACATTACCCCTTCAGTCTGGCCGCACGCCTCGCACACCAGACTCCCCCCGTGGTGCTGGCGGTTTTTCCGGTAGGCTTCCTTTCGCACCATTTGCCATTCCGGGGACTGCAAAAACCTCCCGGTTTCTGGGGGGGTTATTCTCGGATGATTCAATTCCCGCCCCCGGTTTCGTTGCGCATGGCTTCCACCCGTTCGCGCAGTTTTTCCGAGGTCGTGCCTGCCGACGCCGCGATTTTTATTGCCGCTGCGGCTAAAATATAATCCAAAATCCCATCCATCACCCGCATGGCTTTTGGCGCTACAAAAACCCCCGCCATGGCGGCCCCCCAGCCGTATCGGCACGACTCAAAATACTCGTAGGCAATTACGCCTACCATCGCCCCAAAACTTACGGAAATGATCATCGTGCGCAAAACGGATGGCCTGTTTTTCCCCAGGTACTTGTCGGCCTTAGCCCAGGACAGGGCGAAAATCAGCAACCCGGCGATAACATCGAGCGCGAAGCTGGTGATCTGACTACGTTCCGGCATCATGACCATCCCGCCAGCTTGGCAGCGCCATCACCAAGGCCGGGCATTGAGGATAGGGAATTGAGGTGCGCAGCCATTCCCGCACATTCCGCTTTTGAGTAGCCACGCCGGTGCGTATTTACGATGACTTCAGCGTTGCCATCCATGAGGCAATGATGCTCGATTACGATAATTGCAGCGACGTAGCCAACCCCCGCTGCATCACGGGCTGTAGCGACCTCGAAGCCGCCTAATTTGATGATTGCCATTTTTAGCCTTTTTTGTAAGTAATTGAAAAATCAATAATACGAGCCGACCCAGAAGGCGCTACCGCCGTCGTTAATGGGGCGGATCCGCCAGAAAACAGATTTGCATAAGTATCCGCCGCCACGCCTCCGATTGCAACGAGGCCACTCACCCCATTAAGACTTGACCGCGCCGATATGCCTGTTGCGATGTAATTGTAGCCAGATGCCGGGAAAATAAATGGAAAACCTGAAATTCGCAAATTGCCAGCAGCGGTTGTGTATATCGGCGTAAAAGTAAGCCGACAATGGCAAATTACGGCATCCTCATGCTCGGTGTAGCTGCCGTACTGCACGCCATAGGCTACAGTCAAATCGCCCGGCGCATCAAACGTGATAACGGGTGTCCACGTCCCCGCGACCGCCTTTGGGGCGCGACTTGTATCCACTGGGTGCACATGATCCTGATGCGAAATGCGCAGGCTTGTGCCAGGCGTGGCCGTGCCAGCCATAAGCGGGCTTGCGCTGCCAAGCTGGCCAAGCACAAAGGCCGTGCTGGCAACCTGCGTGGAGTTGGTGTCAGCCGCTGCCGTCGGCACGGTAGGCGTACCAGTCAGGGCTGGCGAGGCGAGAGAGGCTTTAAGCGCCAGCAGCGTATCCACCTGCGCCATGCTGTAGTTGATCTGCTCGAATTGCCCTAACGTGGCGTTGTAATACCAGATTGTGCGACCAACCGGCACAAGCCACAAGGCATTTCCGTTGATGGTGTTCGCATAGTTTGTTGCATTGTCAAACGCCACCAAAAACGATCCTGAGCCGGACAAGCTGGCAGTAATGTTGCCCTGCGCGGTGTTCGTCCCGGTGATCTCAACGATGGCATTGCGCGTCGAATCCACCACCCCCAGCGCGCCCGCATTTGCAGTCATGGCTACGCTGTATAGCTCGGATGACGTATTTATTCCGACCTGCTCAAGTGTCGTCCCGTTCCAGTACCACATTGACGTCCCGGCGGGGAACTTCACAGATCCACCAGAGTAAGAGCCGTTTAACGCATACCCTCCCGTGGTTTTGTTGTCCACGATAAGCGTGGCGGGAAGGTTCGGGAAAATGAAAGAGATGAGAACCGTCCCGGTCGCTGTTAGCGCGCCCTGAATGTCAAAGAGCCAATGCCCGTCTGCTGAAATGTCCATTGCGCCTAAATTCGAGGCCATAGACACCAATCTGTAGCTTGTGGCCTTGTTTGCTTGCCCTGCGCCGGGCAATCTTGTCGAAGTCACGCCCATTTTATTCTCCCATTGTGGCGGTCACGGTCGCCCCTGTACCGGAAATGCTGACGATTTCAGCGGAAAGGATTGGGTAATATGCCGTCACTGAATCTCCTCCTATCGTTTCTGTGCTGGATAACGTCAAATCGAATACAAGCAATTCAGTCAGCTTGCCCGTTTCGTGTCCACCAAGAATCCGAACACGCGCAGCCCCTGTCCCGCTGGTGGTGTTGCCGCGCAAAATAAAAGAGAGGTCGCCTTTGTTTGTCACGAGGGCGGCATTGGAATGTTCCGCTCCTACCGCTGGGGCGGAACCTGTAATCAAAATTATTGCCATTTATAGCACCGTGTAGTCGAGTTGTGCGAATGTCGAGTATTTCGCGCCTGCATCCTCAGACGCAAGCATAAAAATTTGCCTTCCAGGCGGCAAAACAACCGTATCGAACGGGTGCGACATCACCGATTCGATCAGCACTGTCGCCGCGTCCCAGTCAAGAATGGAACCGACCGGCATGGCGCGTAGTTCGTACCATCTGATATTTGAGGTGTTTGCCTTGGCGAATTGTATTTTAACAGGTGCGCCGGGCGAGGCCTGTGACATTGTAAACGCTGTAGGAGGTAGCGGCACACCCAAAGGAGCAGCGATTGTATGCTGGTAGGATTCGACCTCTGACAAATCAAGCAAACCATTTTCCCACGCGTTGAAAGGCTGGAACTTGAAGTACATGGTAAGCCCGATGCGCGCCGGGTCAAACGGGTATTTCAGCAGCTTTTCGTCCATGCGCACGAACGATTGCCCATTAGTCGGCTGCGAGTAGGTCATGCGCACCTCCGCGCCTGTCCCGGTAATTGATACCAGACGCCCCTTTAAGTACGGGTAATACTTTGGCAACGACACACCCTTACGTGATAGGCTGGCATCCCCATTTTGCAGCAAGCTCAAATCGGAAATTACGATCCACGATACAGAATCGTGCGAACCAAGCACCTGAGCGCGTGCCGTCCCAGTGCCGCTGGTTGTTGTCAGGCTTGCGACAACAGACGGCAATCCTTTGCCATAACAGCCTAGGTTTGCAAATTCCAGCCCGTCGCCGGGTGTGTTTCGGTCAAACAGCAGCTTGCTTGCCATCTGGTTTGTGTTGTAGCGCGAACGGCGAAGCGTGAACAACTCCCAAGTGTTCGCGGCAACCAGTGCGCTATCTCGATACCCAACAACTTCCTCGCCCAGCAAAAAAAGCGTGTTGTCGTTTTGCAAGTCGGCATCAGTCCCGTTAATCAGAGACTGCCCGTCCCAAAGCTGCACGCGAACGCGGTGCGAATTGTCATATTCAGTTGAGGATGCCGGAATGTTGTTGATTGCCTGACCATGGCGTGAGTTGCCGTTGATTTTCCCGATGCGGGCATAGTTTAGGTTGTCGTCCGATGCCCAGACGAAGCACCCGCCATAATTCGGGTCGTCGGATGATGCCGCAAGCCATATCTCGAAACCGGACTTTGTTATCGCGGCTGGTGCGGTGAAAATATCAATCATGCGCTACCTCCACTTCAAAGCCGACGGACGAACCGCCGAATTTATTGAATTTCCAGCCGCAGCCGCGCCGGATGCTGGTGTGTAATTCAAGCCATCCGCCATTTGCTCAAGCACAAGGTCAAGCTGGCTGTCAACGCCCTCGGAAATTTCAATAACCCGCATTGGAGCAGCGGACAACCCCAGCCGAACGTCTGTAATGGCAACGATGTCCATAAGCTCAAGGCGAGCATATTTGGCCGATACAGTCACGGCAAAATGGTTTAACTGTTGGGTATGCTTCGCCATTTCATCGTGGGCGATCCGCTCGGCGATGTAGCGGTCATGCACTTCGTGAACAACGATTGCCGGGGCTGATTTCATCCCAAAACGGTCAATTCCTGCCTGATTTCGCACGTCAACGACGCTGACTGAATAATCTAGCCCGCGCTCCATGTACTCTACTGTGACGTGGTTGTAAGCGTCGGATGCGCGCTTTCGAGCCAACAGCTTAGGCATGGCTAGATAATCGTCGTCCGTCAGGGCATAGGCAATGGTCAGATTGGGGGTGTACTTCACGCCGTTGCCCGTTATTGCGATGTCGCACCGGGGCACAAAGCGCACACCCCATACGCCAGCCGAATCTGCTCCCCATACAATTTCGGAATTTGTGATGCGCGCGAGCTGCGTCAGGTATTCATGCGCGGGTCGCTGTGTGTCATAGGTTGCCGACAAAAAAGTCCCAGAAGCAAAACAGTAGATGCTCCAAAAGTACAGCCACGTTGCGTCAAATTTTGAAAACCCAGCCCCGTAGTCTTGATTTGCTACGAATAGCGTCAGGAATTCCTGCGGCTGAATGCCTTTGCCGTCTGCCAGCCAGCCCAATCCGGCAACCTCGACGGTGTGATTGCCCAGCATTGCGCCGCCGCTCAGGGCGTAGTTAGCCCCCGCGAGATAAGCTACGCCGCTATAATTTGAGTACTGAGACGGGAATGCGGTTTGGAGCCATCCCCACCCGGCTTGCCCTGGAGCGCCCGCGAATAGTTGCAGGCCAAGCTGACCAGTAGGCGGCACGGTGTACCCTGACTGCAAGTAGTCGTAATTAAGCAGCACTGTCCGCGCAACAGAACTGCGCACGGTGAACTTAGTGCCAGCCAGTGAGTAAGTTTCTCCTACCGTAGGAATTCCGGCGACCTTGGAGAAAAAAGGCTGGCCGCGACCTTGGTAATAGCGCACGCCGTAATCAGCCACGACAGGCATACCAACATTAATTCCGACATTCACGCCTCCTGGAACTGCATAATTCGCATTGCGCACCTGCCGAACAACTGGAGGATAGTACAGCGCCGCGTATCTGGATTTGTCGCGCCAAATCACGCCAATGCTCTGAATTGGGCCGTGACACAAGGCAAGTATAACTCCGCTTGTGTAGGTGTAGGTGGTTGTAGCGCCAGCATTCCCGCCGCCGCCTTTCCCGCCGCCGCCCCCAGATTGGTGCGGGGTGGCAATAAAATTTCCAGACCAAATCAGCACCGGACTAACTTTGCTCGTTCCCAAAACCACGGGGATGGTCACACCGTTCCCGGTTTTCTGCACTTGCAGCCCGGTAAGCCGGTTGTCTTGCTGCGCTGTTGGACGACCACCAGTACCAAAAACAGCCCCTACTACGCCTCCCATATTACCCCCTTACCCGGTAGAATTTTACAGGGTGCCCGAAGTACCGATCTAGGCGATCCTCTACCGCACACCCGTCGGCACGATTTGAATGGAGTATTTTCCCATCGCCAATCATCAGCGCGCCATGAGAGTAGGTTCGCCCGATGCGCCAGACTGCAATATCTCCGGCCAGTGCCTGCGCTTGCTCAATTTCATCCGCAAACCGCTCTACCATTTCCAGATACTGATTATCGCCGCGATGAACCATAAAATTCATGGCGTATTGCCCGCAATCGGGGCGCTCTATCATCCCGGCCTCGGTAAAAATCTCAATCAGGATGCGCCCACAATCCACGCCAACACCCTTTATGGCGCAGTTGTGTGCGTATGGCGTGCCGACCCATCCGCGCGCGGCTTTAAGTACCTTGTCCAGTTGTTCGGGTGTCATATTGAGGTTGCCGGTGTTGGGATTCGCGCTTGCCCACGATAGCGCGACGAATTGCCGTATGCCGTACACGCGGCCTCAGTGCGGGCGCACCCGTGGAATACTGTGCAGGATGTTCCAGCCGTGGGGGCGCTGGCTAGGGCCGGGGATATTGTGATGCCGCCCATGACTACCCCGGTAATTGTGCGAGTCACCCCCGCAATTGTCAGCACGCCGTTAATATCAAACCCAGAAGAGGTGTTTAGCAAAATCGTGCTTGACGTGCTACCGGCCTGCACTATGCGCGTGCTGGTGTGCGCTGAGCGCACAAGCCCGCAATTAATGTCGCAAAAGTTGTTGATGCACCCAGGCTGGAATACATGCCGAGGTATTGCCACGTTTAACAATTCCGTTTCAGCGTTAACAGCCAGCGTCGCCGTGATCCCGTCCGCCGTCGCCTCTGCCACTCGCCCGCTGAATACCGGCAATGCGCCCGCGCTCAAATCGAAAATATCCAAGGTGTACGCCCTGCGAATATCCACCGCTGCATAGTCAAACGCGCCCAAAACGGCCAGCGCGCAGAAGTCTCCGCCAGATAGTCGCACGTTGCAGGTGTCCACGCTTATGCCGATTTTCTGCTTTACCGCGTCGCGGTCAATTACCGTTGGCAGGTACACGTTGCCGTTATAAGTCACCTCAACCTGCGCGGGTGTGTAGCGGTGAACAGTTCCGCCCACCTCGGTGATGGTGTACAAATCAACAGCGATGAACGACCCGCCGGAAAGAATGGCTTGCAGTGCAGGGCTGGCTGCTTTCATAGGATATTCCGCAACGAGCCGACAAGCTCTATCGCGCCCACTTCGTGCAAGTCCTTGAACTTGTTTACAACAGGCAACTTGTCAGAGTTGAACCGCACACGATAAAGGAAGGTGCCAGTCCAATCTAGCGCCGCGCCTGCAACGGGCGCAACGGCAAAAGTAATCCTCCCATTTGCCCCAAGCGTCCAGCCTGTTGCAAGTGTGCGCACGCCTGCCACGGTCTTGTAAATCGTCAGCCCGGCTGCTACTGGATTGTGTACCTTTTCAACGACTTGCCCGAATGCGCGAGTTAAGTCAAAGGCAAGCGTAACGCCGTTGCCCGTGGCGAATACTTCCGCCGTCGCCGTGTTGTCGTTGCGGTTGCTGAACAGGAAATTGTCCAACATGCCATGCCGCGCCATAAAAAACGACTCGAATTGTCGCCATTCGCCCACGCCGTTTGTTTTGAACGCCTCATACAGGAATTCAAGGTTAAGCTGAAAGGTTTTTAACGGCGAATCCATGAACCCGATGCGCACCTCCACACCAGAAAGCGAGCGCTGGTTAACCGTCCGGTATTCCGGTGTGGTGGTCATCTCAAACTTTATGCCGTAGAACGTCGGGAAGAGTTCATTGCTCATTTGTTGAACAGCCTGCTTGAATGATTGAATGCGTCCGTCAGTGCATTAGGGTTGGAGCGCATCATCTGCCCGAAGCTGTGCACGTCGGTTGCGGTGATGTTGATTACCGGCGATTGTGCCGATTTCTGCCCACCTTGCCCATTCTTCGCCGCAAAACTTGCAGCGCCGTTTAACGCCGGTACAGCGCCACCGCTTGGCACAGCAACGGAATGCGACATTGAGGCTTGCGGAACTTGCGGAATTTGTGGTGCTGACAGGTGCAGCCCTCGAAGAGCGCGCATAGTGTTCGCGTCCTCTTTCGGCAAAACCATTTCCTGTTCGTGTAGCTGGGTGAGTGGATTTACACCTACCGGGATGTCAAAACCGCCCGCCGCGCTTGGAACTGACGAAACAATGCCCAGCGCGCCCAGCACAAGCCCCATGGTGGATGCAAAAGCACCAGCCGCAAGTGCTGGGCCAGCTACCGGGATGCTTGCTTGCGATTCGGCGGCCTTTGCGGCAGCCGATCCAGCGGCCACTGTAACCTCGCCCATGGCCTTGGTTTTGGAGCTTATCAGGCTTTGGATGTTCGCCGTGATTTCGTCCTGCACAATCTTTGCCAGCGCGCTTGATACCATTCCGCCCAAGGCTTGCCACGATGCGGCAATTGCGCCGTGCGCAGTCATTGTCCCGTCCAGATAGCCCTTGATGGATTTCTGCATTGCGTCATCAATTGGCTTCCATGTTTCGTTTTGACGCTTCAGATCGTCGGCAGCGGCCTTGTCTTTTTGCTTTTTAAGCTCTACTTGGGTGGCGGTTTCCAGCTTAATAAGGTCTGCTGAGTGTTTTGCTTCGATTGCCGCTTGCTTTGCTTTGTCCTGCGCCAGCGCGTCAGCCTTCCCGACGTGCATGGCTTCAAGTGCTTTGGCGCTTTGCAGTTCGATTTCATACCGGCGATTCGCCAAGTCCTGCGCTTGCTTGATGGCGTCCAGTCCGCTTACTTCTCCGAGTGCCTTTTTGCGGGCCAGCAGTTCTTCCTCTACGCCGATTTCGGCAATCTGGCGCGCTTTCCCGGCCTCAAGTTCAATTTGCGCGACTCGCTCCGCCATTCGTTTAGCCTGTTCTGCCTCACGTTCCGCCTTGCGGGCTTCTGCATCCGATCCGTTTCCCTGTTTTTCAGGCTTGGAAACAATGTCCCGAATGCTTCGCTGGATTTCCACGCTGTTTGTTTTTTTATCGCCACCGCCGTCGGCAGTCGCGTCCGTCCAGACTTTTGACAGTTTCGCGCCTAGCTCATTCATGCGCTTTTCGTGGTTTGCTCCGATGGCGTCAATTTCCGCCGACGCTTGCTTAAAGTCACCCGTCGCAGCAGCAGCAGCAGCAGCCCCAGCGTGATAAATCGCGTCGCCCACGTCGGCAAAGATTGCTTGAGTTGTCACCCCGGCAGTGACAAGAGCGCGCAGCGTGACTACAAGAGCATCCCCGGCAGTGCGCAGCGAATCCGCCCCTCCTGAGTCGCTCATAAACGCATCCAGCAACCCATTAAGCGCTGGCAACATCTGCCCGGAAATCACGGCAAAATTGCCCTGCATCTGGGCGCGCATGTTGCCCATGCGGTCGTTGAAGCCATCGGATTGAGCGGCCATGTCGGTGGTGATGTTGCTGTACTTCGTCCCCGCATCTATCATTTCTTGCAGCGCAGCACTGCCATCTGCCAGCATGGGTAGCATTTCCGTGCCAGCCTTGCCAAACAGCTTAACGGCTAGGGCTGATTTGTCAGCAGGGGATTCGATACCGGCGAAAACGTCGGCAAGCTGCACCATGGCCTGTGTCGGGTCTTTTGTCGCAATCCCAAGCGATTCTAGGTCACCCTTGCCGCTGGCGATGTTGGCAGACAGGAATTTGACCCCAACGGCTACGGAGTCAAGGCTTGTGCCCGAATTCCCCGCCGCGAGCGATAAACCGGCAAGCGTTTCAACGGTCGCGCCTGTTTTTGCTGACAAGTCCTTTAGGTTGTCGGCCATGTCGACAGAGCCTTGAATGGCAGACGTGAACATCTGCACGGAAAGACCAGCGGCCATCGTTGCGGCAAGGCTTTTCAGGCCCGTGGTGAGTGCGCTACCTTCGCTGTCGGCCTCGCGCATTGCCCCGCGCACCTTATCGGTAGCGCGTGCGAATGTGTCAGCGTCGATTGCCCCAAGTTTAAACAGGGCGTCGAGTTCGGACATGTTGCTTTGCAGCTTTTCCGCAGATGTGCGGGTTTCGATGAAAATTTGTGATGCGCGCTTACCGGCATCTTCAATCGTTGCGGCTGACAGCCCCTTTTCAAAGGCGGCTCGCGTTTTTTCCCATGATTCTGAAATTGATTTAGCAGAATCACTGGCGGACTTTTCTGACAGTCCGAATTGCTTTAAAAGCTCCGAAACGTCAGCCGTGACTTTTACTTCGATGTTGTTTGCCATTACTCAAATCCCATGTATCCGGTCATTATTGCCTCAAGCATGGCATTGGTGCGCGCCATTTGAACAAAGGCGGGGGGGTGCTTTTGGTGGAAGTTGATAATACGGATGATGTCGAGCATGGTGAGATTGTCCAGAACATACTCGTACTGCCAGCCGAAAGACTGGCAGACGTACAGACAAAGCTCCTCAAGCTCTAGCGGACTTCCCCCGATCCATCCCCTCCGCCGGTCAGTCCGTTTGCTTGCTTGTAGGCTTCAAAAATTGCCAAACAGTCCGCAGGCGAAAGAATTTCGTCCAACTGCTCGTCCGATTGCGTAACAACATAGTTAGAGCGTAGAACAGCCCCAGCAAGACCAGCGAGTTGCGCGCCGGTTGCCTCGCTTGCCGCAACTTTCGCCGAGAATTCGGCTGCAATGTTGCGGATTTCCAATCCCAGCCGATTCGGCACGGCGGGGATTATCCACACTTCACCCTCAAACACTTCAACAGGGACGCCTGACTTGCGGAAAGGCTGGGCTTTTTCAAAAATAGCCATGATGATCTACTCCTTAACCGTAAAACGGTGCTGGCAATGTGGAAACGGTGCGCAGCTTGTTGCCAGCAAACGCAACGGCTTCCAGCGTCAGGGTGAAAGTGTGCACAGCCTGCTTCACCAGCTTGTTATTGTGGTTGCTGACGTACACGCATGGGTATTCGTACACGGTCACGGCTTCCGCGCTCGATCCTTGAGTGACGATTTTCAGGGAGAAACGAGGCTTGCCGCCGGTTTCATTCACCTGGTCGTCGTAGGAAATGGCATCAACTACCGAATAGCTAAACCCAAAGTCCACATTGATACCTACGCCCTGATCCAGCGTGCTGAATGTCAGCACACCCGCACCAGACACCTGTACCTGATCCTTAGCCGGTGCTGTTGTCACCACTTCGTAAACCTTACCGCCTTCGGTAAAGCTAGAAATGCTATCCAGCGTGTCGAAAGTCGCGCCCGCAGGAACACCAGGAATTGCCATCAGGTTGATGGTGTTGGCTGTTAGCGTCGGGATTGTCAGGCCAGATACCGGCAAATCAACAACTTGCGAGTATGTGGTGCCGAAAATCTGGCCGCTGTTTGCTGGATAAACCCCGGTCGCAGTACCTACAAACAGACGGTAAGTGGTTGCACCTGCTACAGCCGCCCAAGTCCAGGCGATCGAGGACGCCGTGCCAGTTGTAGCCACCGCCAAAGATTCAGCAGAACGGCAAATGGGCTGATTACTTGAGTTGTAGGCCACTACCACGGCGTAGTGATTACCAGCGGACAAAGCACCGCCCGAAACAGACGCTACCCCTGTAGGTGCAGCGGATGCGGTTTGTGGCACAAACAGCGGGGTGCGCTCACGCCACGATCCGCGTGCGCGACCATACTGCACGGTCGTCGAATTAACCGCTTGCAACAGCGCATCCATGAATGCGGTAGAACCTTCGCCGTTTATGGTGATTTTTGGAGCGCGCCCGCCGTCGAAGCCAACAACAGGGGTATTGCCTTTGCCCTGATACGTCACCAGCTTACCGCCTTCTTCGATTGAAACATCCTTGATGGATTCAATTTTGAAAGCCTGAGGCATGACTACCGCCGAGCCGTCTGCGTTGTGTGTGCGACCAAAGTACACCGCCAAAACGCCGGGTAACGAATTGCCGCCAGTGTGTCGAATTTCCATTTAATTCTCCTAAAAGTACGTGATTTGAACCGGGATGGAAATGAGGGCCGTTTGATGCACAATGCCCCCGCCGATTTTAATTTGACCGTTCAGCACGGCCTTTTCAATTTGCACAAAATCCAAGCCATCTTGATTTGCCAAAGCACCAATGCTTCGATGTGCCTGCTTGTCAAAAGCCTTGCGAACTTGGTCAAGCATACCCAACGCTGTCGCCGCCTCGTCATCCCCGTCAGGCACGGCGATGTAAATAATTACGTCGTAGTTGGCTGTCATCCGCGCAAATTGTGCTTGCTCCAGTTGCGCAGATTCCACGCTAAACGTCGCCACGAACAGCGCGGGCATGTCGGACTGGGATACTTGAGAAAAGTGCGCCATACTTTGATCAACGCGGGCAAGTCCGGCTATTTTCTGCCCCATGTACTGAGACAGGGCATTTCGCACGCGCAGAGATTCGTTAGCCAAAATTCACACCCTCCAATGCCGTGCGGAATTCCATGTCGATACGGGCTTCCAACTGTTTCAGGGCCGGTTCCAGGAATGGGCGTTTTTTGCCAAGCCCGCGCACCGGCTCGAATCGCAGCTCCTGCTTTTCAAGCACTTCACGAACCAAGCCAGCCCAGTCACCAGTTTCATAAGCCACGCCATACCCGACATTTGTACCAAAAGACGCACCTACCACATGCCCATCATCTACCCGCTTTGGTGATGCCACCACAGAACGCGCAAGCGTGCCGGTCTGAACCGCCAGTCGTTGCCCGTCTATGTACTCAGTCACGGAAGTGCGAGAGGCCAGAATAGCCATTTTTAGTGCAGCACCGCCCAAAGCCTCACGCACCTTTTCAGGATACAGCGCGAAAGCGTGCGCGACTTCTTCGCTTCCGATGAGTTGGGCAGAGATTGCCATTATTCAGTGGCCTTTTTTGCTGGCTTGGATGCCGTGAATTTTTCAGCTTCTGCCGCCTCAAATTCTGCCAACGGGATAAACCCTGCCGAACGGATTTGAGCGTCGGAAACTGGGAAAGGCAAATCCAAAACGCCGTCGGTGACAGTAAAAACCCGCCCGCCGACGTTCAATTGATCCTGCCCATACAGGGCTTTATATTTCATGGGTTACTCCTTAAAGTGGGACTACGTTGCGATATTGTCGCAGGACGGAAAGCACCGATTCTGGCGCTTCCTTCGCGGTGAATGAAACCGACTGACCTTGCAGAGCTTGCGAAGCCAGCCCGATGCGGTCTTTTTCGCGAAACCGAGTTGCCACAAGCTCTATGCACGCTCCCTCAATGTCAGATGGCACTGTACTAAGCCCGGCTGTATAAGCCACCGCGACGTTTTGACCTCCGCGAGTGAAAACAAGCCCGCCGGTTAGGTACAACCCGCGAGAATCGAACAAATAACCCGCTACCGTCGGGCTACCCGGTGAAATGGTAAGCCCGTCGATAGTCAGAGATTGCACCGCCGTCACTGGTCTGGCGGTGAGCATCATGCGCGCCCCCCCGTCACCGTTGCGATATTCAGCCGCCGCCGATGTGGTGATGTTGCTACCACACCAGTTGCGAATAAACGCCGATGCTGACGTAATAAGCCTTGCGATGAGTGCGTCAGAGTTCGCCGTCTGAATGCCAGCGAACTCTTTGACCTGCGCGACGGTGCAAAAGTCAGTCACGATTTACCCTTTAGGCGTTTGCGATGTTGGTGATCAAGCCCATTGAGAAAGGCGCGTAGTGTTGCAGCACGCCATCAGAGTACACGCCGTACTTGTACGAGCGGCTTTGCAAAGGCCATTCGATTGCATGGTAGTCCTGACGCATCTTCATTTGCACGACGTTTTGCGCCCCGCCCAATGGGTAAGGGATTGTCGCGCTGAAAAAGAACACCGTGCCCTGTGGCATATTTGGGTGAACCAGCAGCTTGATTTTGGTCTGCATTACCTTGTTAAGGTACTCGCCGACCACCGTACCAGCGGAAATGCTGGCGGGATTCGTGGCATCCACAGACAAGCGAATCAGGGGCGCACCGCCGTTGCCGATGATTTTCTTGCTGACGTTAACCAAATCCACCGCGCTCATGTAAATCACGGTAGGTGACATGCGGTACTTGTTGTAGAAGCTCAGGAAGGCTTCCTCAAATTCCGCAATGCCGCCAGCACCGTCGGCGGTCAAGCCAGTACCAGTGCCAGCCGTACCGGTTGGCATAACCTTGATGTAAGCACCGCTATTCGGCTTGAATGCCTGAGTCAGCAGCCCGTCAAATTCAAGGGCGCTTGTAGAGTTGTCGGATGCAGCCAAAGTGCTTGCCAGTTGCGCGCCAGCGTCTGCCGGGGCGGTCAGCACCATGCTGTTGATGCTGGTAATTGCCGCCAGACGTTCAGAACCTGCCGCTCCGAAGAACCAAGCATAGCCGGATGCGCCATTAACGGCGGCAACGGTTGCGGACACTGTAGAGGTGGCGCCGGTAGTTGTCACAGCAGCAGCAGCGGACTTTTGCGCAGAACCGTCGCCAAATGTGTCGGTAGTACCGTCAGCATTTGTGCGGGTGATCTGCCCGGCAATGGTTGCGGTGGCAGGAGACACCACGCGGCCCATGTAGCCATTGTTAAAGCCAGCCAAATCCAGATAGGCTTGCGGCCCCAATGCCACGCAAATCACGGAATAGGTCGCAGCCGTGATAGTGCCTCCGGTTGTTGCGGTGCTTGTTGTAGGCGTTGGGGTAGTTCCCAATGCCACCGAGGTGTTGCCGCCTAGGATGGCTCGTTCTTCGCCAATAAAATGCGCTTGCAACAGGCCGATTTGTGCGCGGGCTTTCAAGTCGTCAAAAGTCTGCGCGGCGTTTTGCGCTTCAAAGCTCACAGAATCTTCCAGTCCCAGTGTGCGATAAGCCGCGAAGTATTCAGCAGTGGTGTGAGACACTACGCCGCCGCGTTTTCCTTCGCCAACACCGGGACGAACATTCGCAGTGTTAATGCCGGTAATGGCCTTCCAGTTTGCCTGCACGCCGTATCCGCCGGAAACGCGAGGGATGGAATTGCGTAAAGGTGTCAGTACTGGACACAACAGTAGGGCAGGCGCTTGCAGGTCATACGCTTGCAGCCCTTGCGTCGGGTTGGTGTTTTGCACAAAGCTCTTCATCAGCGGGTCGGGCCCGGATGAAATTGCCTTGGTCAAAGTGTCAATCGCGGATGCGATGTTATTTTGCAGCACGTTCATGGTTTTTTCCTTTCGGGTTATTGGCGGGTCTTTTGCTCAATTTGCATTTTTTGCAATGCCACCGCCGCCTCAATCGGCGTCATCTTTGCCAATTCCTCGGCAAATTCTTCTTTCGGCTTGCCGCCTTCCTTCGCCACGGCAGCGGCCTCCAGCTTTGAGGGTGCAGGCATAGCTTCAAGCTCTTTTACCCGCGCCTCGGATTTTGCCAAAGCGTCATCCTTGGCTTTCAGGTCGCTTTCAAGTTTGGCGATTGTGTCCAGGCCTTTGGCGATTTCAGCCTTTTGCAAGCTAGATTCGCTATCCGATTTTTCGGAGTCATTCAGATATCCCAGCTTGTTCAAATGGTCGTTGCACTTTTGCACTGTTTCGTGCAATTCCGATAATGCCGATTTTGTAGCCTCTGAAAAGCGCGCACCGGCCTTTTGAATGTCGCCGGAGCCTTCCGCCATTTCGATTTGGTCGCCTTCCTGTTCTTTTTCTCCGTCCTCTTCCATGATTTCAGCCGCGATAAACGCTTTCAGGCTGGAGATGGCAGTGCGCAGTGCTGCAACCTGTTGCGAGGCTTCTGGATGTTCGCCTTCTGCCGCTTCTGATTCCTCGCCCAACAGTAGGTCGGAGAGGGCAACCAGACAGGCCAGCGCGACACGCGAATCCTGCAAATTCTCCCCGGCATATTTGGTCAGCACTTCGGAAATTTTAGCTTCACGCTGCACATATTTCAGCAGTTGCCCCGGCTGCACCTCGCCCTTACTCAGGGCATCAGCAATCAGGTCGATTTCGTTTTCGTCTTTCACGTCGTCCCCTTTGAACATGGTAATCTTTGCTTCAGGATTTGCTGGGCGGTCAACTAGACTAATTTCAGTCAGGCGAATGCCCTTGATAATGTTTCGATCATCTTTGTCACGCTCAGTAGCAGAGCCGCCGATAGAAAAGCCACTGTACACACCCGCCTGTACTTTCTTCACGGCTACCGGGTCAACGATGTGCGCGCAAAACATGGTGCGCCCATCATCCTGCACTTCGATTTCAAGCGCTTTGCCAACGGCGGACGGGCGGTGCATTTCGCGTACATTGCCAAATTCCATGTAGCCCGGCAAGGCCTTGCGCATTGCGTCGGCGGTCACGGTCTCGCCGTCAGAGTCTACCGCATCAGTAGAGGCGACGCCCCACACTCGGATAGTCCCGTCATCCTCGGCTTGGCTCTTCTGGATTGCGCAAAACATGCGCACGTTGTCGATTTTGTTCATTGTGTTTACTCCAAAATTGGCAGAAGGGTGCAGCGGCAATTCGGGTGCTTGGGTACTTCCTCGCCACCCTCAAAAACACCATCCAGCCCGGCCTTCTTGCCGTTCATTGCCTGACATTCATCGCAGCATTCAGCATGGGCAAGCCATTCAGTTCCGGCAACAACGCCCGAATTCTTCCACACCTCCTTAGCACCGGCGACGTGAGAAAATGCCAATTCTGTGCGTGCGATTGTTTCGGAACGCCATGCGCCGAACGGCCCCTCTAGCATTGTCCCCGCCAGCACACCCGCGCCCCAGCCTTCTTCGATAGCTAAGGCCACTTTTGCGCGAACCTCTTCGCGGGTAGTTTCGTCGATCCGCCATTGTGCGTTAGGGTTGGGCACAAGTTCGCCACCTACACGGCGCATGCCTACCAGTTCAGCGGCACGCTCCTGCGCGAACTCCAACGATGTTTCGGGGAGGTCGAAAGACACCGCCCCGACTTGTGCAACTGCTACGCTCGCACCTGATAAAAATTCGTCCGACAGAATGCGGTCTATTCCTTCGACTGCCACCATCCAATCCACTTTATTCAGCCGGTCGAGGATGCCGCTGTATGTTGTATCATCGGCCTTGCCAACATCCCCAAGCACGAAGGCCGCTACCTTTTGCAGGTTTGCATGCAGCACCTTGGTCAATTTCTTGATGCGTGGGGATTCTTTACCGCTTCCCTTCGCCAGCTTTTCGGCTGGGGCATCGGCTGGGGCAGTTGCCGTTTGTTGCGCTTCCGGCTCTTCAAATTCGATGCCCATGCGTTCCGCGACATGGCGGGGTGTATAAACCCCAGCGGCGATATAGGTCTGATCAATCTGCGCCTGTTTCAGCGGGTCGATTTCCCTGTTCATCTGCCACGCGAATTTTGCCCCCGGAAAATGCACCGCAATAATCCGGTTGATTTGCTCTTCCAGCCACTGCGCCAGAGGCATGATGCCTTCTTTTTCTGCGCGCATAGCGGATGTTTCGGCTGTTGCCCGGTTTACCTGAGCGATGAATGGCTCAGGCGCTACCGAAAACGCAAAGCAAACAACACGTGCCAGCCATTCGTCGAACTGATCTTTAAGCACCGTGTCCTTAGTGTTGATAATTGAAACCCCACCGGGTAAAAACTTCGTGCCCCGACGCTCGGCAGTGTTCCCGCTTAGTGCGTCATTCCAATATCGGGACAGGTCTGCAATCTGCGATGAGTTCCAGTTTTCTGGGACAGACAGGATAAGATCAGGCGTAGAGCCTTCGGTGAAGTATTGGAGTTGCGACGTTTGGCGGCGCAGGGCGATGTTAACCGTGGTGATTACTTGCTCAACTGGCGAAAATCCGTACACCTTGTGAACGCGCTTGTTGCGCGGCATGTACAGCAGTTCGTCGCTGGTGTAATCAACAGCGGGCAAGCCTTTGAGTACTTGCTGATAGGCCGTTTCAGGGGGCAAAGGCTTGCGGCCTAAAATGTTGATTTTCGGGCTGATTGTAGCCCCATCCAGCAAGTCAAGGCTGTACAACTTCCCGCCATTGGTGAGGCGCGGGTAAATGGTCGCAGCATCCGTCACCAACACTTCTTCCACCAGCATTCGCACCCAATCGGAAAAGGCGTTTTCCTTGTCAGGTGATGCAAAAAACGCGGAAGCCTCGGCATGCTCTTTCCCGTTTTTGTCGGTGATTGCCCAATCCAGAGTCCCGATTTGATCCTTGCGGGTTTCGATAATCAGGCGCATCAGATCGTATCCGTCCGCCATTCCGCGAAGCGTCGAGAATGTGATGGCGTGATCACGGCGGGGAGCTTGGACAATGTTGTAAGCAACCGGGTAATCGAATGCCCGGCCCTCAACATCTTGCTTTTGGGATTCAGGTACAACAGGGCGAAGAGGCAATCCCGGACTCATCCAGCCCGAAACTGCGCCGCGCACCGCTCCGCTGATTCGTTCAATCAGGTTTTGTTCAATCGGTGTGCGGATGGGTTCGCTCAATTTGCCCTCAGACTGCTTAGATAATCGAGAATTCCAGTTGTCGCGTTCATCGTAGCACTAAAAGCGCGAGAAAGCGCGTCAACTTGGTCATCGTGCTTGCCATTGGGAAACATGGCGAGTTCCTCTATCATACCCTTATTCCATTCGCCGCGCAAAAGCAACACATTGCCCACGTTTATTTGAGCGGCCAGCGGGCGGGCGCGTGCCATTTTGTCGCCGGATTCAGGCGAGAATTCCACGGCGAAGCCCGCAAGCATCCTGGCAATGTAAAGACTTTGTACCTTCCCGGCTTGCCCTGGGTCTTGCGGACAAAGCTGGCGACAATTGCCGCCGTCCATTTTGGCGGTCTGGCGCATAACCGCATCTCGGTCGTCGCTTGTCCATTGGCCCCGAACAATGTCCGCAATGACGAATCGCCCATCTTTCAGAGCACCCAGCTTCGCGCCTACCGTGAAATCCCCATCAACTGTCGCGGCAAAGTCCCACCCCCGCGCCCATGTGATTGCCTGCCCAGCGGGTAGCGCGTCGATAATCGGCATACGGTGCGGCTTGATTTCGCCGCCTTCTAACGGGGATGGTCTTTGCATGTACTGCCCCGCGAAAACGTATGGCGAAACGTCCTGCATCATGCGCAACCGTTCGATGCTGTGCTTTTCAGGCCATAGTGCTGCGCCATCGTCGGTGATTGCCGGGATGCACAAATGCTCCCATTTTTCCCCGTTACCCCCAGCCAACAGCCACCCGCTTAAATCCTCTTCGTGCAATCGCTGCATAATCACGATGATAGGGGTGTGCGGGGAGTTGCAGCGGCTTTCGATTGTGTTGCGAAACCAGTCAATCACCCCCGCGCGAACAACCTCGCTACCCGCTTCGTCAGCCTTGTGCGGATCGTCGATTATGATTGCTCCGCCAAATCCATCCCGCTGCTTACCAGCGCCAAAGCCGGTAATAGTACCACCTGCCCCGGTAGCGTACATGACGCCGCCGCCGGATGTCGTCCAGTGGCTTTTTGCCTCCCCCTCAAGGCGAGTGGCGAATACCTCCGCATAAGCCTCATGCTGCATGAGGTCGCGCACCTGCTTGCTATTGTTAACGGCAAGATTTGAAGAGTATGACGCGTGGATGAATTCCGAATCTGGGGCTTTGCCCATTGCCCATGCTGCAAAATTAACAACGGCAAGCTCGGTCTTTGAGTATCGCGGGGGGATGTTGATAATCAGTCGGCGGCATTGGCCGTTATAAACCCGCTCCAACGCATCGCATATTTGCTTGTGGTGCGCTGCCCGTAGCCAGTTGTACCCGCGCCGCCGTTTGAACATCAGGCGCGAAAAGTAGTAGAGGCTTCCACGCGCCTCGGCAATGCGCGCTAGGTTTTCGTAGTTAAACATCGTCCAGGATTTTGGCGCGTGCTTTGTCCAAGGCATCCAAGTCGATATTTGCCGATATAGCTCCCGCCTGCGCGCTGTTGTTTATCACGACTTCCGGCGACTTGCCGTAAATTGTTTCCTGCCCCTTTGATAGCACCGCCTGCGCCTGTACAAGTTCGGTCATGGTCAAATCTTCGTCTGACTTGTTTTGTATTTTTGCAAGTGCGCGCTTTGCAAGATACCTGCTCCCGCCGTGGTAGGTCTGTATATCTTGCGTGCGCTCCCTAACAAGCTGTTCGATTGCAAAAACAGCACCATCCTGTCCGCTGTTTTTTAGCTGCTGTTTTTGCTGTTTTATTTCGGCAACAGCTTGACGCGCTTTAACTTCTTTTTCCAAAAGTGCTGTTTTCTCGCCCTTTGCCCAGCCTTCCTTCTGGGCGCGACGATGGATGAGGGCGCGATCTTTTATTTCCACGTCCTCGCGCTTAGTGATTTCGCCTGGAGTCAGGCCGCATTCAAAAAATCCGCGTACCTTTGCCCATTCTTCTTTGGAGTATGCCATGGCGTGATTTTATCCTAGGCGGGGGTTTATGGTTTCTGTTTCATTCCAGCCATCCATACAGCCCGGTAAGCTATCCGCTCAGAGTATGTCGAAAATTGTGGATTGCTTTTTAGGTCGCACGCTTTCCCGGCGTCCAGTCACATCTTGAATGCCTTCGCCTCCCCATTGGCTTGCCCAAGCGTTTGCAATGCCTTGATATGTTCGGCTTCGGTCTTTTGCACGATTTTCACCAGGCGCTACTCCACACCTCATGCCCTAACGCCTCAAATACTCTTCGTGCAATCGCTGCATAATCACGATGATGGGCGTGTGCGGGGAGTTGCAGCGGCTTTCGATGGTGTTGCGGAACCAATCAATCACCCCTGCGCGAACAACCTCGCTACCCGCTTCGTCGGCCTTGTGCGGATCGTCGATTAACGGGACATGGTGATGCCCCAACTTGTTGACAAATACAGGCTCTTTTTTCATTTCCACATGCCCAAAATTACCTGACGAGACACGTCCACAACATCCCGACACCGCAAGCTGATTACGTCTGGAACGTCCCGTCCCACTCTATAATAATCAGACCATCCTTCCAAATCGCCAGCGCCCCCCCACGCGTGCTTTGCAATGCTGGCTGCACGATCTGCACCTAGCGTGTCTTGGCTGATTGCCGTCAGCACATCATAGTCGCCGTCGTCGCGCTGGGATGCGATCAACAGTCATTGTCCTCTCCCGAATGAAAAATATGTTTTGCGGGCCTTGAAACGGCAATTTTGGCACAAATTGCCCGGCAAACCACACGCCTATCAGGCGGTCGCCTGAGTCGTAATAGGCTACCTCGAATATGTGCCCCGCTGTTATGTCCGTCACCTCATAGGTGATCGTCCCGAACCGAAAAAAAGCTACCAGCGATTGCAAAATCAGTTTCATTTATCGCTCAAGCCTTTATGTACCCAAAGGCTGCCCGACGCTTGTCTTTCGACTTTTTGAATCCCATGCTCAAGATCGCAGCCTCCACCTCATTAGGTGATGGGTCATTTCCTACTCTGTCCAGAAGAAAAACGCGCTTCCCTTTTGACGCTATAGCAAAACGTCCTCCATCATCCCCTTTGAACAACTTAACAACATATCCAGCTTTGCGGGCGTTTTGAATTGACTTTGCCAAGCTTTGCTTCATTTCAGTCTCCTTTGTGGTTTGTGTTTGGCGATGTGTGTATTTTGCTCCTTTTGCTTTGCGCGTCAAGCGGTTTTGCGCAATTATTTTCATCTTTTTTTATCGGCGCACAACATCCTGTACTTTTCCGCCAGCTCTCGATGATGTTGCATCGGCAGCTTGGTTGTGCGGTGTGCGCCCTTGTTCAACTCTAGCCACTCCACGCGCTCAAGGCCGATTCGCCGGATCAATTCCTCGCGGTACGGCACCAAGTTGCCAGATAGATGCGTGTTGCACTGGCTGCACTGCTTGTGGATGTTGTCCGGCTCGTGCCGGATTTCGGCGTGATTGCCCGCATTGATAAAATGCCCGGCATGCCACTCATCCGCCCACGATCTGCCACAAGATACGCACGGCTTGTTTAAGTCTCGCACCTCTCGCACCCACTTGTGCAGGTACTCAGTGTGCTTCCCTTCCCAATACGCAAGCGTATCCACTTTGGCGGCGCGTTTGGCGCGCTTCACCTCCAGGCTTTTCGCCTTGGCTACAGTCTCGCGCACGGCCTGGATGTTTTCACTTGCCCATTCCGCCGCACACGCCGAGCTGCAATAGGTTTTTTCCCACGGCATAGGGTAAATGGTGCGCCCATCCTCTTCGCGTGGTGCTGGCGGGTGGAATAGCGTTTTGCACTGTTTGCATGCTCGACGGCGAGGTTTTGGTGCTGTCACTATTTCCCCCCAGAGGCGAACCCGCCGTAATACTTCAACTCCTCGACAAAAGCGGAAATTGTATCATCCCTGACGAAAGTCCAGCCATTCAAGCCAAACGCCTGTCCGGCTGGTGTGTGGCAGTTGATTGTCAGCAAATCAACGGCTTTTCGGTATTCTGCAATGGCAAGGGATTCGCGGGCATCATCCAGTATGGCTTCTTTTTCTTCTGGGTCGAAGCCTTTGTAGTACGCGCCTAAAGCAAAGACGATTTCGCCAAAGCGAAAAGCTCTTTTGCCACCCCCGTCCGTCAGCTTAGTAATGATTGTGGCTCGTGTCATTTTTTCCTCACTTGGTAATTTTCAGGCTTCCCAGTCCTGCCAGCGTACCGGGGATAACCTCTTTGCGCGGCTCGTCGTCGTCGTAGTTGCCAGCCTCGTATTTGTCTATTACCGCAGACAACACGAGCGCCTCATCGCTGTTATGCTGGCACGCATCCATAATCTCGCCAAATCGTGCAAGAGCATCGGCATAGTCGTCATCGTTGCGGATAGGCTTAACCATGCGCTCCAACATGCTGATTGCCTCGATGATGGCCCTGCTTATTTCCTTCGGGTCTGGTTGCTCAATTTCCGCCCCCAGTCTCCAATCGTTGTATCGCTTCAATGTTCGCACCACGGCGCTGCTGTCTGCGCCGTGGTAGGCGTTCACACAATCCACGATCATGCGGGCATCCGCATCGGATTGTGTCGCCCCCCTGCGTGTTCCATCGCCGTCAAAAATTCCCCAGAATAAGGCGTTATGCTCGGATTTGGCGTAGTTCCATTTGCTCATATCTTTAGTTTTTGTAGCTTTATTATCGCCCCGACCTTTTTGTCGCAGATGTCGCCCCAGTCGTAGCTGTATGCCTCATCATCATCATGGGCGTGAGCAAAACATATTTTGCTTGCTTGGCGCAATACGGCGCTTCCGGCAACATCGTCAGGCACATTCACGATAGCGTAGGTAAGATTTTTTGATCCTGTGGCTGCCATTGGATTTGCCAGCATTAAGGAGCCTGTCGAGGTGATTCTGAGTTTTACGGTTTTCATTTTTATGTCTCCATTGCTTTTTTTGTTTCGGCGGACAACCATGCGCGGTCGTATGCCGTTGCCCTGGTATCAATCCAATCTTTTGCAGATGCTCGCCCAGCAACCTTATTGATGATTTCGAGCGCACTCTTTGCTGATTTGATGTTGGGATGATCTTGTGGCACTTTTTCCATCGTTTCACGCAGAGGCTCGATTTCAGCCAAAGCGGCGGCGCGGATAGTTTCCGCCCATGCGATTTGCTTGTCAGAGCCGACCAAAGCGGGGAGACCGCTAGATTTCGCAGCCTCGGCAGCATTATGGCTTTCGGCAGCACGTTTTGCGGATTGCTCTGCCTTATAGCACTCGTAGCACAGCTTAGTTTGCTCGTAAGCTGCTTGGTTGTCGCGCCCGGAAACCTTGCCGTAAATTTGGATTGTTTCTGCGTGGCCGCATTTGCGGGTGATCGTGTATTTGCTCATCTCAGTCTCCTCTGTGGTTTGTGTTGTCCGATGTGTGCATTTTACTCCTTTTGCTTTGCGCGTCAAGCGATGTTTGCAAAAAGACAAACTATTTTTACAACTCCAAAACAAGCGCCATCGCCTCAACATCTTCCGCGCTTTTCCCCGGCCAATAAACCTTGGCGACGTGGGCGCAGATTGCACGCCCAACCTCCAAAAACTCGGCCTCTTCCATGGTGGAGAATGAGAGTGAGCGGGGCGTTTTTGCCGTGCAAGCCAGCCCCGCCGGGATCATCGCGCCAATTACCTGGAACGCCGCCGAAAGCTGTTGCGCATCTGGCAAGGCGGCCAGAGTGTGCGCAACCTCCCCAAAATACCGGCGCGCATCCACCTGGATTTCATCGCAGGCCGTGCCGCTCTCTAGTTGCAGGCGTTTCAGGGCTTGGTGAGCGCCCATCCCCTCGAATTCCGGCAGATTTTCCACGCATAGCTGGGCAACCTGGTGCAGAAAGGCATTTAGCCCACGGCTGCGCAGCTTGCGGAGATCGGCATAGAGCAAATCGCCCGTGTCGTACCCCCGGCTTACCATTAGGCCAGCGTTGTATCTGTCGGCGGGGTATAGCGCCCTAGCTTGCGGGTGCAGGTATTTGGCTTGGATGACGCGCAGGGCTATTTTTTCGCGCTTAGCCATAATCAAACATCTCGCCTTGAGAGGGCCTTGCTGGTGCATCGTGAGGTATCAGCACGCCCTGTTTATAGGCTTGCTCTATACGTCGGCACGCAATGTCGAAGTATTTCGGGTCGCGCTCAATGCCGACAAAATGCCTCCCAAGCTGCGCACAGGCTACGCCGGTTGCCCCACTGCCAAGGAACGGGGCAACGCATACGCCACCGGGCCGAACCGATAGCCGCACCAGATACGCCATTAGCTCTATTGGCTTTTCCGTTGGGTGCCCGTGCCTCTCCGCTGGCGGCGAAAATGTCCAAACGTCCGAAAACTGATCTCCGTTGCGGCAGTCGAACCAGCGGCGCAAGTACTCATACTCTCTG